TTTTTTTTCTTTTTTTCCATTTTATTCTACCATTATTCTTTATTAATGTGTCTGTCATAAAATTGAATTGATTTTTATTATCAATTCTTGGTTTTATCACATTGTTTATAATCTCTGTTGGAACTTGTATTTCTTTGTTTGACCATACATTAAATGTGGATAACAACAGATTATACATTTTCTCTGAAATATGAGTTTTAAATGCTAAGTTCATTGCAATGAATGATGCCATTGTTTCTGCTGCAGACCATTTTGTACAATCTCCATTTACATACATGATTTTACTTGTTGTTGTAATTTGTTTTGTAGAATATATTCTATCTAACATGTTTTGCATAGCCATCATTTTTTTATCACCTGGTATTGATATAGCTTCATGAATATTTTGTTCTGAAACTTTTTTTATAAAAATTTTCCATACATCTTGCTAGCGCTTTTGCACCAATATTTATAACATAGAATTCTCTCTTAGATCCATATTGAGATTTTATACATATATCAGCGATCAGTTTTCCTTCTTCTTTTTTAATAAAATATTCTGCCAAATCAATTGTATTTTCTAAGTTTTTATTATTTTCAATTAGTTCTAATATTGTCTCAAATACTTTTTGTCTTGGTTTTAATTTGTTATAATATGTACTGTTTGTTTCAAGAAAATATTTTTTAACATCTTCATTCATATTAAAGTTTTTATCTGGATTATATTTTTTTATTTTTTTTTCAACTTTACCAATTTGTCTTTTTGTAATTGTTGGGAATAATTTTAGTTCTCTATTTAGATCATGAATTACTGCCTTTGTACTTATCAATTCAGATAATGATTCTTCATTAATTTCATGTATTATTTTTTTAAAATGAGGTATATTCTGTTTGATTAAAGTGTCTGTTGAATAAAATATGCATTGAGAAAAACAGCCTATTTTCTTATTGTCTAATAAAAAATCATCAATATCTTCTTTTGTTTTTAGGATACCATCTTTTCTATTTTCAGATAATTTCTCATAATCATATTGAAATTCTAAAATTGTTTTCAATGCTGAGACGTATTCATGATAAATATTTGATGGTTCTTTTAATGTGTGTACATATACAAATGCTTCATCTAAAATTTCATTTATATCCTGTATTTTGTAATCAAACCATAATGATGGCATGTTAATTTTACCACCTAATGATTTTTCTGACCTTGAAACATTTATATACTCAGGTGATTTCAATTTTATATTCGTTTGAGTTGCATGTTCGTTTATAACGGGTAATCTTGTTAAAATTCTATTAACCAACCAACATTCTAGAACACATTTGTATGGTGGTTTGAATTTTTCAACTAATAGTTTTTGAATATTTGTGAATGCTGCATAAGCAGAAACATATGCATATCTATTATCCATTAATAATTCTGCAACTTTTTGATTTGTGCACAATGAAATTGTTGTTCTTAAAGCAAAAATATCTTCTATTTTGCCTGGTGTTGTAATAGAAATCATATTTCTAGAAGACATAAAACTATTCATTGTTGTTGACACAACACTATAAAATGCATCTTTAATGTGAGTTAATTTAAAAGTTGGTAATCTTCTCCAATTAGAAATAACTAACCAATTTTCGTTGTCTAATTTT